CTTCTTCCCGTATTAACTACCGTCAATTTCCCCCAACGTTTGTTTGGATCATAACCTTCGCCCATTATCGCCATATCCCAATGAAGCTTTACCAGAACTTTTGGATTATCGCGCAAAAAGTTAAGAACTGCTAAAATAAAGCCAGAAACACCAAACACAACTCCCAATATTGTAGCAACATCATTCAAAGATAGCGGACACATTTTTTTCTCCTGACAATTACATTTATGATAATATAACTTTTTTAAAACATCTGCAACATATGTGCCAAAAGTGCTTGTATACCACCATATATAGTGCCATCTTGAGAAAGATACTACATCTTGAGGTGGCTGTCGATGCATTCTTCTCCCTACATCCGCTTTAAAACCCCTGAACTCGAAAGCCAATGGAATGAAGGCTATCGAGATGAAAACGGGAACCTTAACCAGCTACATCCCGCGCTCAAGGTTTTAATCTTAGCCGCTGCCTATAAGCATTTTCTTCTCACCGGAAAACCAATGGTGATAACCAGTCTGTATCGCTCAGGCCGCGGTTCCCCTCACAACTACGGCAGGGGTGGTGACGGGCGTATACATGATATACCCAATCCGCAGCGGAATTGGTGGGAAGAATGGCTTAATGAGACTTTCACCTATCATGGTAAGCTCGGATGCAAGACGGCTCTGATTCATGATGTTGGAAAAGGTAACCATATCCACCTGCAGGTTGGACCTAAGGAGCCTATACCGGAAGTGCCGGAAACTTTCATTGCTGCATAAGGGAGGGAAATCCAATGCCCGAATTACTGATCAATATCTGGAACTGGCTGGTTGATTTCTACACCAACAATCCCGTGGCCGGCCCGATAGTATCCTATCTGATTGTTCTCCTGGCCGGGAAGCTCGGCAACATCGGGCTGATCATCCTGGAAGTTCGCCGGGCAATCAAGGATGGCAAGATCGATGACCCGGAGATGGCGCGTATCGGCTGGCGGATTGTATCGGTGCTCTATGGCTGGTGGCCTAATGAGAGTAAAAAGATCATCCTCAAATACGCGCCAGCACATCAGCAGAAAATTATTCTCGGCAACCAGGGGCGATAAATGAGCCGATGGAGAAAACTACAGGGCATTGCTGAGACAGTTATCGACCTGGGGCTATTCGTTACGAGCTTTTTCCCGGGCCGAACCAAGAAAGCCCGCCGATACCTCGACAAGGCGGATCAGGTAACCGATGTCTTAGACGATGTCTTGCCTGAAGAAGCTGAAATGCCGGGTGGGGTGCAGATAGATGATATCCCGGCTGGGGCTTCAAAGTTCTGCACTTATTGTGGTACCCGCTGGTCTCCGAATGCAAGATTCTGCGGCAAGTGCGGGCATCCTTTATCGGATTGTTAAGAGCGGGGTAGAGTACTGGTAACTCAAGGGGCCCATAACCCCTATCATGCAGGTTCGATTCCTGTCCCCGCCACCAGATTCGGGTTTGCGGATCCCAGGGACAAAACCGCTGGTAGCTCCTCCCGCGAGTGAAGGGGCCGCATTCCTGGCCGGAGGGTGCGGCCTCCTTCGCTATTTAAGAGAGGATAAAATGACACGTGAAAACGGAAACAAAAGAACATTAATGTGGGCCATAGGCACTATACTGGTGCTGCTATTGTCAGCCGGAGGGATAGCGACCACAAACTATTCGATGCACACAACAGATCGGGAGAAGATAGCCGAACTGAAGGAAACCACAAACCGGAAGTTGGATGATCATGAACGCCGGTTGAAGTGGTTGGAACAGAGAATCCAAGCGAATCAGGCTGAAATACTCGAACGCCTGAAGGAGATAAAAGCTGAAATGAAATAGGAAGCGGGCGGGGGAATCGCGCTCCCCCTAACCATCTGATGTTGCCGCATCAGACCAGATAAAGTCTGCGCTTCCCGGCACGGACGGAAGCGTCCGCAGAAAACGCAATCAGTTTACCACATGCTGATTTCATCTGTCAAGGCCGGGCGGCGTGGTTGGGGGAGAGCATGAAAAGGGCATTACCGGATCAGTATGAGATCATACCGATTGAAAAACTCAAAAAGGCACCCTGGAACTACAAGCGGAACGATGAAGAAAGATCAAGAAAGCTCGAGGCCAACCTCAGGCGAAACGGCCAGATCATTAATCTCAACGTGCGAAGTCTCAAGGACGGCTTCTACGAGGTTATTGACGGCAATCACCGGCTTGAAGCTCTCAAGGCAATCGGCCAAAAAAAGGTTATTGCATTCAATCATGGTACTCTCACCGAGGCTGAGGCGAAGCGGATAGCGGTCGAGATAAACGAGACGCAGTTTCTCAATGACAGTGTCGCATTAGAAGCAATACTCGAAGAACTCTCTTACAGTTATGATGATCTTCTGGAGACCTGCTGTGTTGATATAAACGATCTTGGGTTGCCGGAAGACTACTTTGACGATGGAGCAGTGGCAGGGGCAACAAGAAACGAAGATGAAGCCTCGATAACCTTTGTTTTTACGATAGAGCAGCATGAGGTTGTAACAAGCAGGATCAAGGAGCGTAGTAAGCTCTGGCTGACTGAAAGGATAGTAGAGCTATGCCGGAGGGCCGAAGATGCCTGAATGCGGCTCCCAGGTAATACTCTGCGACCTACCGGTCAGGTTCGATACTTATCAGGGGTGTTCTCACGGCTGTAAATACTGTTTCGCCTCTAAGAAAGTCGATATTGCGGACATCCGAAAAGGCGAGACCGCAAAGGCGTTGAAAAGGTTTATCGATGGCTATCGTAATCAGGAGGTCAATTGGTGTGATTGGGATATCCCGTTGCACTGGGGCGGCCTGAGCGATCCCTTTCAGCCGATAGAGGCAGAGATAGGCAGTAGCTTTGAATGCCTGACGCTCTTTAAAAAGACTCAATATCCGGTTGTCTTCTCGACCAAAGGCGAGCTGGTAGCCAGCGACAAGTACCTCGAGGTAATATCAGGCTGCAATTGCGCCGGCCAAGTCTCGATCACAACGGCAGACTTTATTCGGAAGTATGAGCCTGGGGCACCACCGTTCAGTAAGCGGATGGAAATGCTCAAGGCTCTCGCCCCTTGTGTCAAAAGGCTGATAGTCAGGATACAGCCTTACCTGCCGGAGATGAAGCTGGATGTCTTGAAAAACTTGAGCGGCTACAAACAGGCTGGCGTTTACGGCATAGTAGTCGAGGGATTGAAGACTCTGAAGAAAAAAGCTCCCTGCATCGAACGGGTTGCAGGGGATTTCTGTATACCGATCCAGGCATTGAGGCAGGACTTCAGCGAGATAAAGGCCGAATGCAGGAGACTTGGACTGACATTCTTCTCAGGAGAAAACAGACTCAGGACAATGGGAGACAGCCTTTGTTGTTGTGGAGTGGAAGGGCTTGAGGGGTGGAGGGTCAACAGGGGCAACCTGAACCATATCTATTTCGGCCAGCCTGTGTTTACTGAAGCAATGATGAAGCCCGGCACCGGTGAAGCGTTCAGGTCTGCGGGTAGACAAGAGACAGTACAGGGTAAAAGAATCAAAGCAAATAGCTACCATGAGAACATGATGGCCTGGTCAAAAGGATATCAAGGTCGCCAGATATACGGACTGAAGAATGATCGAACTCCGTTGTCATAAATGTGGAAAGCTTTTATTGAAAGCGAAATCATATAAAGAACTGGAAGCAAAGTGTCCAAGATGTAAGGCTATAAACAGATTTAAATAGATAGAGCTGTACTGAGAGTGCCATAAGAGCGCCCTTTCTTAACAGATCGGGCGTTTTTTTATGACCAAAGCACCGCTTAAAAAATGTAACTGGCCCGGCTGCAGAACACTGATTGATTTCCGGCAAAGATTGTGTACCAAGCACGTAAAGCAAGATCGAAAGGAATGCGATAACCGCAGAGGCACGGCAGCGCGGCGGGGTTACGGGGGGTGGTGGCGAAGGGAGCGGCAAGAGTATCTGAAAGAGAATCCCCTGTGTGTTGAATGTAAGAAGAAAGGCAAGCTGATTGAAGCAACGGTAGTTGATCACATCATCCCGCATAAAGGGGATGTAAAGCTGTTTAAGGATAGATCGAACTGGCAGAGCCTGTGTACTCGACATCACAACATCAAAACCGCAAAGGAAGACGGTGGTTTCGGGAACATAGGGGGGCCGGCTCAAAAGTCTACAACCTGAGTCTGCGAAACCGGGCGCGCAAGCAATTTTTTACGCGTGCAAAATGAAGGGCGGGGGTCAAAGAGTAAAAATGGCAGGAAGAAAACCTATACCGACAAAGTACAAACTCTTGAAGGGCACGGCTCAGAAGTGCAGAATGCGAAACGAGCCGGAGCCTGAAATAAGGATTCCAAGGGCGCCAAAACACCTCAATAAAATAGCAAAAAAAGAGTGGCGACAAATATCAAAGGAACTTCATCAACTTGGCTTGATTTCGGAAATTGACAGATCGGCTCTTGCGGCATACTGCCAAGCTTTCAGCCGGTGGGTAGAGGCAGAAGAACTGATAGAGAAATCAGGGCTTTTAGTCAAGACCAAGAGTGGCAATATCATTCAAAATCCTGCCGTTGGAACTGCAAACCGGGCAATGGAGTTGATGCATAAGTTTCTGACCGAGTTCGGCATGACCCCGAGCAGCCGGTCAAAAGTTAATGTTACCGAGAGAAAGAAGAAGAACCCTTTCCAGTTGTTGGATGGAGCAAAGGATGCCGGCTAAGGCGAAGTATCCTCATGTTGAAGCTGCAAACCAGTATGCCAGAGACGTTTTTTCCGGGAAAATCCCCGCAGGCAAGTACATCAAACTGGCTTGTAAGCGGCATCTGGATGATCTGAAAAAGGAAAAGAAGAAAGACTTTCTTTTCAGGTTTGACCCGGCGAAAGGGGAACGGATTTGTCAATTTGCCGAGCTGATGGTTCACGTGAAAGGGAAATGGGCAGGCCAGCAGATCAAGCTGGAACCATGGCAATCATTCTGTCTGGCCGTGGCCTTCGGCTGGTTAAGAAAATCGGACGGATTGAGAAGATTCCGGGAAATCTATTGGGAGATCCCGCGGAAAAACAGCAAGTCAACGCTGGGTGCGATAATCGGCAATTTCATGCTCACTGCTGAAGGCGAGCCGGGCGCGGAAGTCTACAGCGGTGCAACGAGCGAAAAACAGGCGATGGAGGTTTTTCGTCCTGCCTGGCTCATGGCTCAGAAATCGAAAGGATTCAAAGAGCATTACGGCCTGGATGTCGGAGGTACGCATAAGCATCCGCGGTCAATCCATTGCCTGCCTACAGACAGCCGCTTTGAACCTCTTGTCGGTAATCCGGGGGAGGGCGCAAGTCCGCAATGCGCGATCATCGATGAGTACCACGAACACAAGACCAGCGATTTATACGACACGATGACAACCGGCATGGGTTCAAGGACTCAGCCTATGACCGTGATCATAACTACAGCGGGTACAGACCTCGCGGGACCCTGCAAAGCGAAACATGACTATGCTGTGAAAGTCCTTGAGGGAACACTTGAGAACGATGAGCTGTTCTGCATTATCTACGGGATAGACAAAGATGATGACTGGACAGATTTCGAAGTATGGAAAAAGGCCAATCCGAATTTTGGGGTGTCGGTTTTTGAGGACTATCTTCGAGCGCAGCACCGCACCGCCATGCAGGTGGCACGTGAACAAAACAATATGCGGTGCAAGCACCTGAACCAGTGGCTGAGTGTGAATACGGCCTGGATGAATATCCTGGAATGGAACGCCTGCAAGTCCGAAATCGATTTATCCGATTTCGAAGGCGAGCTGTGCTGGATCGGGCTGGACCTGGCAAGCAAGACAGACCTGGCGGCGTTGATGCTCTTGTTCTTCCGGGATCCCGACTTCTACGCCTTTGGCAGATACTACCTGCCGGAAGAAACCATTTATCGGCCTGAAAACCAGCATTACCAGACATGGAAGTTGATGGAGCGGATTACCGAGACTCCGGGCCCGGTTACGGACTATGCATACATCAAGGATGATCTGAGAGAATTCGCAAGCTTGTTTGAAATCCGGAGGGTGGGTTACGATCCGTTCCAGGCAACTCAGCTTTCAACGGAAATGGCAGTCGAAGGTTTTACCATGGTCGAGGTGAGACCAAATGTTTTGCATTTCTCGGAGCCGATGAAGGAGATCGAGAAGCTTGTTCTTCAGCGGAAGTTTCATCATGACGGGGATCCGGTGCTTACCTGGGCGATGTCAAACGTAGTGGCCCATTACGATAAGAAGGACAACATCTACCCGAACAAGGAAAGACCTGAGAACAAGATTGACCCGGTGGTAGCCTTGATAATAGCGAAGCATTTATTCCTGGCAAGCCCGGAACGGGAAATAATTGATCAGGGATTTATTGATCTGGAGAAGGTTTGATGAATTTATGGCCTTTTAAAAAGACAGAGCGGCCAAAGAATGAATACAAGGACGTGATTTCCGAAGAACGGGCTATCGAAATTCTGGCGGGTGGCCTGGGGTTGCCTTCCATAGCCGGCCCGGTTGTGAATGAAGAAACTGGAATGAAAGTCAGCACGGTTTATCGGTGTGTGTCCTTGCTTGCCGGAACGATTGGGGGGCTGCCGTGCGAGATATTTGAAAAAAAGAAGGATAAGGAGCGAGAATTGGCTCTTGATCATTCGGCTTTTTGGCTTGTTCATGATGAACCGAATCCGATGATACCAGCCTATATGTTTTGGGAAGGAATCAGTTACTACAGATTTTTGAACGGAAACGGCTACGGACTGATCGGGCGTGATTCGAAAGGCAGGCCAGTCAGTATTTCATTGCTGCCGTCTTCAAAGGTGATTCCGCAATACAGTCCCGATTTTACGAGGATATGGTATTCTGTAACACTTCATAACGGGCAATATCGTGTTTTCGATCAGGATGATATTCTGCATTTCCCGTGTATCGGCTGGGACGGATTAAAAGGCAAGTCTCCCCTTCAGTATGCCCGTGAATCAATCGGCCTGGGACTGGCGGCGGAAGAATATAATGCCCGGTTTTTTACAAATGCAATCAAATCAGATATTGCAATTACTTATCCCAAAGAATTAACAAAAGAAACTGCCGAAAAATTGGCGGAATATCTCCAGGAGCGATACGGGAAATTAAAAAAATCTCATTTGCCGTTCGTTGTGACTCAGGGCGGAGAAGTCAAAAACCTGGCCATATCTGCCGAGGACGCTCAGCTTATCGAGTCCCGATATTTTCAGGTAGAGGATATGTGCCGGTTTTATGGGGTCCCGCCGCACTTAGTTGGACATACAACCAAGGTGACTTCGTGGGGCACCGGCATAGAACAAATGACTATTGGATTCGTGAAGATCACTCTCCGGGCGCACCTGAAGCTCATGGAACAGGAAATCAATCGCAAGCTGCTTCGCAACAGCAGGTATTTCTGCAAG